CTAAACGTATTAAAAGGTTTAGGAGATTTTATAGATATTGTAAAACAGGGGCAGATAGAAGCAGCATTTAACGCCCCTCTATATACCGATTCTCCTACCCATACGGAGTGTATTGAATGGTTAGAGGCAAAAGGATTTACAGCAGAAGTACGTAATGCAAACCATGAATGCGATATCTACTTTAGTAATACAAGATTTTATAAATAAAGATGTTATTAATATCACATAGAGGTAATATAGAGGGCCGGGTACCGGAATTGGAAAACAGTCCAAATTATGTAAGTCAAGCTGTATCCTTAGGGTATGATGTTGAGGTTGATTTATGGGTAGATAACAACCTCCTCTATCTAGGTCATGATAAACCTCAGTACCCGGTAAACGATCTATGGATAGCTGAGTTTTTTTATAGTTTATGGATACACTGCAAAAACCCGGAAGCTATAACCTACATGCAAGAAACCCACCCAGAGGTAAATTATTTTTGGCATGAAAAAGATACCTTAACGCTAACATCTAAAAATTACCTTTGGACCTACCCGGGTAAACAACCGGTTAAAAATAGCATAGCAGTAATGCCTGAACTGTATGGTGACGATATATCTGAATGCTTAGGGCTATGTAGTGATTATGTTAAAAAATATAAAAATGAAAATAATTTATAGAATATCGGACACAGGATACAGTAAAGTAAAACCAGCTTACATAAACAACGAAGCTTGTTTAAAAAATGCTATTAAAATATTTCCCTGGCAAGAACATGACTGGTCTATCATTGCTGATAATATTTCGGAAGAGACTAATGATATGATTCAAAAATATATTCCTAGGGGCCATATTAATTATGTTTCTGTTGGACATGGTGCTGGTACTTTTAATCTAGCTTTGGATGAAGCACTACAAGAACCAGATTGGCAGGTTGTTTATTTTTTAGAGAATGATTATCTACATAAAACAAACTCAGATAAAATTATTCTAGAAGGTTTGGAATTAGGGGCATCGTTCGTATCTTTATACGACCATCCAGATAAGTACATACCCCCAAGTCAAGGAGGTAATCCATACTGTGAAGGAGGGGCGGAAGATACTCGAGTTTATTTAACAGAATCAACTCATTGGAAAATAACAAACTCAACAACAATGACATTTGCAAGCACAGTTTCAACCCTAGTAAGAACAGAAAAAACTCTCCGGAAGTACACTCAAGGAAGTTACCCGGAAGATTTTAAAATGTTCTTAGATTTAAGGGAACAAGGTGAGCTGTTAATAAGCTCGATCCCAGGATATTCAACTCATGGAGAGACGGCTTGGTTAACACCCTTAACAGATTGGAGTCAAATATGATCTCAGTAATAATACCAACCCCGGGTCTATTTATAATAAACATAAAAAGGCATGGAAAAAATAACAGGTATATACAAAATCACAAACCCGCAAGGAAAGATCTACATAGGGCAAAGCATTAACATAAACAGACGCTGGTATGCATATCAAAATTTAGAAAGAAAAAGCATGGGATTAAAATTGTACAACAGCTTAAATAAATACGGGCCGGAGAATCACATCTTTGAAATTATAAAAGTATGTGAAGTAGCAGAACTGCGAGAGCAAGAAACCTACTATAAACAGCTTTATGATAGTGTTTTAACCGGGTTAAATACTAAACCAGTAGATGACCGGTATGGTCCTCATAGTCAAGCAACAAAGGAGTTAATCTCTAAAAAATGCAAAGATGTAGCAAAAAAAAGAATTTATACAAAGGAGTGGAAGGCTAATATGAAACAGAAAAAAACAGGGCATCCTTGTTACAAATCAAAAGAACGGAGTCAAAAGATAGGAGCTGCACATAAAGGCAAAGTAATACCTCAGGAAGTAAAAGATAAAATATACACCGAATCTTGGCGAATTAAAAACAAGGAAGCACATAAACACCAAATGAAACAAGTAGCACAAATAGATAAAACAGGTAAAGTAGTTGCAGTATGGGAAAGCATCACAGAGGCAAAAGCTCAGACAGGTATAAAAGGTATAAGTAATGTATTAACCGGCTTAGCAAAAACTGCAGGAAGCTACACATGGAAGGTTATTTAATATGAGCATAAGTGTAATCATACCTACATACAAAGAGCCTGAAGTGCTTGATGTTTGTCTAAAATCAGCCATCACCGGTCAGAAGTTAAATAACCAGATTATAGTAGTGGTTGATGGGTTCTACGAGGTTAATAGAGAGGTTCTTGAGAAATATAAAGACTCTATACAGATCTTAGTTTTGGAAGAGAATGCCGGGCTTTGTCGGGCAACTAACTTAGGAGTCTATAATGCTGAGTTTGATAAGGTTCTAATTGTAAATGATGATAATGTATTCCCAGAGGCATGGGATCAAGTATTACTTGAGCAGTATAAACCAGGAAGTGTATTAGCACCTAACCAAATAGAACCCACCCCTTCTATGTTCAGACAATTTCACATTAGAGATTTAGGTAGAGATCCTAAGACGTTTAACATAAACGATTTTTGGGAATATGATTTTAGTATTGCTGAAGATAAGACAGACGAGACTGGATCAACATTACCAATCTTCATGTCTAAAAAAGACTACTTGAGGGTAGGAGGTTGGGATGAATCTTACCCCGGTGCTTGGGTAGTAGATTGGGACTTCTTTCTTAAATGTGAATTATCAGGAATGAAGATGCTTAGAACTTATGCTTGTCACTTCTATCATTTCGTTTCAGTAGGCACAGAAGCTACTCCGGAAGAAAAACAAAACAAAGCAATTAAAGAACAAGCATGTCATGAATATTTTAGATACAAATGGGGGCAGTATGCTCAACATAACACTGCCAATAATTCAAAATTAATCAATTTATAATAATGGAGAAGCTTACAGGTCCAATCTACTTAGAACTTGTCTTCGATGAAGATGAAGATCTAAAACCAGCTTTAGAGCGTATATTAAAATCATCGGACTTTAGCGGTGTAATTAAAACAGAGGTTTACCCTAGACTGGAGTATGCTATTGAGCAGAACAAAAAAGAGTTTACCCTTTTCAGATTAACTTATTACGGAGCAGATTTAGTGTTAGAGAAAAAGTACTATAAGGATTTGCTGAATAAAGTACTGTCTTTATATGAGACAGAAGAGGATTATTTAAAATGTATCGAAATTAAAAAACTAATAGATATTTTATGATTTTTGGATTTTATAGAAAAAATGACAGCAGTAGGGAGATAGTAAAATCAGGAGAGTTTGCTGAGTTAAATCAAGCATTAGATTTTTTCTCTGCTATGAAAGGACTAACACCAGAAGCTTTTCTGGAGTTGTTTGTAATAATACCGGTTAAAAGAAGACAGGATGGAAGATTTTAATATCATAAAACAGACTTTGGAACAGGTCCTTAAGGTTAAATTTAAGGTAGTTGAGGCTAGAGAAGAGGAAATTTTCGATGAAGAGAAGATTTTATTTATAAAACTAATTAATCATTTAGAGAGACTAGAAAATCACGAACATAAACTCTTTGAAGATTTTAAAATAGACTTATCTACTATTACGGAACCTTATTGGGACCTAATTGCTGAATGTTTAAATTTTTCTTTTGACCAGGATGTACAGGAATTAATTTGGTGGTACATCCGGGATAGGAAAAATGCAGCAGGTACCGTACTTGCCTGGGAGGATGAAACCGGTACTGAGTATAAGTTTAATACGCCGGGAGACTTGTACGAATATATTATATTCAAGTTTGATCGTTGAGAATATTTTCGTATATTTAGGCATCAAAATAATTATAGTTATGACAAAACTTTGTAACAAATGTAGAGAAGAGATCCCAGCTGGACGCCTGAAGGCATTACCTGGGGCGACAACCTGTGTAGCTTGTTCATCCTCCAAAATGAAGAGAGCAGTTACCATTACAGCAGGAGCAGGAGAAGATACATACAATGATATTATCATTATAGAAGCTGATGACTTCGAAAAAGCTTTTAGTAAACAAATCAGGAATACATCTCCCTTCCAGGATGATATGGATACTGATCAGGCGTAAGTGTAATGAGTAAACCGAAACCATTGTCAAAAGAAATGATAGTAGCGGCTATGGCCCGGACTCAATCAAACCGGGCTGCTGCTAGATACTTATCAGTTTCCTTTGTACATTATAAGAAGTGGGCTAGGTTATACAAAGACGAATCTTCAGGATTATCCTTATGGGAGAAGCATAAGAATCAAGCAGGTACCGGTATACCCAAGTTTCTAACCGGTAAGACTAATGAACCTGCTTTAATTGATATTATCGAAGGTAGAGCTACTCCGGCATCCTTTACTCCGGAAAAAGTAAAGAATAGGTTTATTATAGAAGGGTATCTAGCCGAAGAATGTACTAGATGTAAATTAGCAGACAGGAGGGTTGTCGATTATAAAATGCCCTTGCTGTTGCATTTTAAAGATAGAAATAAAAAGAATTACCGCCTAGAGAATTTAGAGCTTTTATGTTATAATTGCTACTTTTACACAGTAGGGGATGTGTTCGAAAATAAACAAATCCAGGGAATGGAGGATCATGTTACTATTTATAAACAAGAAGAACCGGATTGGCAGTTAGATGAATACCATCTAGAACGGTTACGTGAACTGGGATTAACTGATGAAGAAGATCCTGATGAATTTATTAGTAGAATATGAAAAATAAAAAACACGACAAGGTAGTAGACAACAAGGAAAAGGAGAAGCGCAAAACTTTAGATAGACTTGCTACTCAAATCTTAAAACAAGACGAACATAACCAGAAGATGAAAGGATATGTTCTTAAAAAAAACCCATTAGATTTATTTTGAAGTTGCTTATTAAAGAGCAAGTTCGTATATTTAGCTTAAATTAAGAAGTTATGCTATACAAATTAAACAAAAATCTAGAATTAAAAAAAGCACCTTGGTTCTATAAACTATCCAAGTTATCATTTGTATTTAATCTTGGCCTTGTATTAGTTTTTATCTACGGATCATTCACACCAGTAAGAATAACTAAATACATAACCAAGTATGATACAATAACTGTACCTGAGGATATAAAATTAAACGATCAGGAGCTGGTTAAGGAATTAGTTAAGAATGATGTGATGCAAATCAATGTTGCTCTAGCTCAAGCAAAATTAGAAACAGGCTATTATAAGTCCAAAGTATGTAGAGAAAATAAGAACTTGTTTGGTATCAAATATCATAAATGTAAGTATGTAAAAAGCAACTTAAACAACCATGCCTCTTACCATACCTACAAAGATAATATTAAATGCTATGCCCACGTACAAAAAAGATACCTTCAGAACATAGATGGTAAGTATGCAGAGGCACCAGACTACATTCAGACTTTGAAAAAAATGAAATAAAATTATATGAGCAAGACAAGTAACAATTTAAAGTTAGCAGTTTTAAAAATCTGGTTAGAAGATTTAAAGAAAAAGCAGAAGCCTAAGAGAAAAACTTACTATGCCGAAGAAGAAACAGCAGAGTAAGAGAAAAATTTCTGAGACTATTCCTAACATGTTTGATAATTTAGAGGAAAGTTTTTTTAGTAGACCTTGCCTTATATTATCCAGATCAACTAAAAATTATGTGCATGTTAAGTAGCTTAGATGTTCAAATGATTAAAGAAGGAAAAAGTTATGACATTGAAGGAAAAATATAAACTAGGTAGAAAGTACCTAAAAGAAGGTAAATCAGAATTAGCAGACAGAATGTTTGATTTATGTATTGTACATTTATCAAAAGCAACTATTAACGGAGAGGAAGTTATAGACGGCGTCTCTTTAGATAGATGGAAGATAAGAGTTTGGACTCAAATAGAAAAAGCTGGCTTCCTTCCAGATTAATTCGTATATTTAGGCATGAGTGAAAAAAGAGGCTTTACTGGCAAACTAAAGTATGATTTTAATACCGCTTGGGTATGTGAAATTCTAATGAACGACAAATGGTTCCGTGTTATTGAAAGGGATTTTAGATCCTTCAACGGACCTAGAAGACTAACTAAACCTAACGCACCTGTTTTAGGTAACGTTCATGTAGGTAGTGAGACTTTTGACT